GCCGCCGCCGAGGCGCTGATGCCGCAGGTGGTGGGGCGTCTATTTGGTGGCCCTGCCGGGCGGCTCGAGAGCCTCCCTGGCGGCGAGGGCGGCGAGCTGTCCTCACGGTACCGCCAAGACCCGCGCGGCGCCATGGCGGCCCTCTACGGCTCCCAGGCGGGGCGCGACCTCGGCCAGATGGCGCCGGATCTCGCCAAGCTCGCCACCGAGGGCGCCCTCGGGCGCACGGTGGGCGGGTCGGTGTACAACCCGCTCACGGGTGGGTTCACGGCGCCGCCCAAGGCGCCCGAGGCCAAGACCCCGGTGCGCGAGGTGGACCTCGGCGGGCAGGTCATCGTCTACTTCAACGACGGCACCACGCAGACGTTCCCGAAGGGGATGGCGCCCGGCGCGCGCGCGGCCGTGGGCGGTGGCGGTGCGCCGCAGGCAACCACACTTGGGGCGCCACCGGCTGCCGGCCCTGCGCCCGCCGTTCCCGGCTTCAGTTTCCCGCAGGGCGACTTTCCAAAGCTGACTGAAGGAGAGGAAAAGTCGCGTTTTTACACCACGACAATGGTCAGCTCTTTGCCCGTGATGGCTGAAGTTTTGAGGTCTGGATACAAGCCGACCCAGCGCGATAAGGCCGCCGCAGGGCCGCCATCTGAGGGTGTTTTGGGTGGCCTTTCCAATACACTTGTGCCGCGCAGCTTTGCAACTCCAGAGGGCCGTCGATTCTATACCGAGGGCCGCAAGGTCTTGGCGGCCATTCTGCGCAAAGAATCCGGCGCGGCGATTACCGACGACGAGTGGACCAACTATGGCCCGATGTATCTTCCTTGGCCGGGTGATACAGAAGAAGACATCAAGTTGAAGATGCAGTCCCTTGACCAGCAAATTTTGAACATGGCTATGGGGTCTGGCAAGGCATTCCAATACTTCACGCCTCCGCCGCCTTCAGTAATCAGCCGCGAACCAAATCAAGACGGGATAATCGACCTTCCCTCACCGACTCGTCGGAGATAAAAATGCCGAAGTACAGAATAGATGGAGAGATTTACGAAGCCGCGACGCCAGAAGAGGCGTATCGGCAACACGCTAAAAAAATCTCTCCGGGAATGATCTCGGGCGTGGCCCAGCAGTTCACCCAAGGCATGAGCTTGGGCGGCGCGGACGAATTGCAGGCCGCCATTGAGGCTGCTGCAGGCGGCGACTACCGCGCCTCTCTCGAGAGGCAGCGTCGTGAGCGTGAGGCGTTCCAATCGCAGAACCCCTACATCTCTGCCGCGGCCACCGGGCTCGGCGCCGTGACCCCGGTCGTAATGTCGACGCTCGGTGGCACGCTCGCAGCCCCAGGCCCTGGCACGATTGCGGCCGGCGGCGCGGCTGGTGGCCGCGCCCTGCAGCTCACGATGAACGCGCTCTACGGCGGCGGGGCGCCGGCGCGGAGCGTGCAGACCGTCGGGCAGGCCGTGCGGGAGGGCGCGCGCGTCGGAACCGTCCCCGGCATTTTGGCGGGCGGTCTCACGGCCAACCCGGATGAGCGCACAATGGGCGCGGCTACTGGCGGCCTGTTGGGCGCCGGAATCGGCGGCGCGGTCGGCGGCGGGATGCAGTCTCTTGCCGGCCTTTCCGATCTGGCATCTCCCTATCTAAAGCGCGTCACGGAATTTCTCGGCGCTGGCAGAAGCGGCGTGTCGCCGATGGCTCCGTTCACGCCGGAGGCCAGTCCGATGGCGCCCATCACGGCCGCAGAGGCAAAGATCCTCAAGGCGATGGAAACCGGGGGGGTGTCGCCAGATGTCGCCGCCATGCAGCTGGAGCAGTCGCGCCGGCTTGGCGTGCCTCTTGGCCTCGTAGATGTAGGCGGCCAACCCGTGCAACGACTTGCGCGCGGCGTGCGGACACTCCCCGGTGAGGGCAGCGCCATCATACAGGGCGAATTGGAACGGCGCGCTGCAGGTCAGCGAGGCCGTGTGGTGCGCATGGTAGAGCGCGCAACTGGCCGGCGAAGCACGGGCAACGCAGAGGCGCGCGCGGACGAGTTAATCACGCAGGCCCGCGCAGAGTCTGCGCCCTTTTATGGCCAGCTTGAAGGGCTGCCGCCGCTCTCTGAGCCGCAACTTCTGTCCCTGTTCGACATCCCTCGCGTGCGCGACATCGTGCGCAGAAGCGAAGCCGCAAGGCGCGGGTGGGGCGGCTCCGTGGACCCGCTGTACGATGACGCCGGTGCTTTGCGGCGACTTCCGACGTTCCGAGATGTTGACCGCATCAAGCAAAACCTCGACGAAATTCTGAAGCCGCAGTTCCAGATGGGGCCGCGCCCGGCGGACTCAGTAACCATAGACACGCGAGAGGAGCGCAACATCGTAGACGCCCTGCGTCGGCAGTTGCTTTCCGCCGCAGATGTTTCCCCTGGTGGGGACATCTACTCAAGCGCACGCGCAAGTTACGCCAGCCCAGCACAGGCGCGGGAAGCATTGGAGGCCGGCGCGCAATTCCCGCAGGCATCCCTGCAGGATGTCATCGCCATGACGCGCACGGCATCGCCTGCGCAGCGCAAGTGGTACCAGCGCGGCGTGACCGAGGCGCTGCGCGAAAACATCGAGGGAATGCCGGACATCGTGTCGCAGCCTAATGTTCTGCGCGCCGTAGCGGGCAGCCCCGCCGCGCGCGCGAAGCTTGAGGCGGCCACGCCGGAAAGGAGGCGGGAGGCCCTACAGGGTCGCATAGCCGCCGAGAGAACCGCAGCGCAGACCAATGCATTCCTGCGAGGCAACTCGCAGACCGCTGAAAAGTTGGCAGAGGCGACAGACACGGCGGTCGATACGATGGCTGATGTCGCTACTAGCGGAGTTCTTCAGAATTTGGTGCGCGGGGTTAAGTCTGCATATGACAGGGTGATTTCTGGCGTGAACGAAAACACGCGCGCCGAGATTGCCAGGCAGTTGACCAACTTCGACAACCCGGCGGCGCAGCGCGATTTTTTGAATCGGCTGGCGCGCCTCAAGGCAAAGGGAGATCTTAGGGCGCAAGATGTGGCCGCTACATCCAGATCTATGGCTGCTGGAACGCAGGCCGCCGGTCCCGGCTTGTTAAGCCCAGAGGATTAAGGCTAAACTCGCCGCACCCCAAAAGGGAGGCGATATATCGTGCCACCTCGTCGTGACCGCCACGCCCGGCTGCAGATCCCGCGTCGGTTCCAGCTGCACGGCCACGAGGTCACGGTGCGGATCATCCCGCGCACCCGGTGGCCGCATTCGATGGATACCGTCGGGATGTACGACCCGACCCGTCACCGCATCGACCTACGCGGCGATCTGGGCGACACCGAGCTACAGCAAACCTTCTGTCACGAGTGGGCGCACTCGATGTTGACGGAGATGAACCACCCGCTAAACGACGACGAGGTGTTCGTGGACATCCTGGCGTCCTTATTGCATCAGTCCAGCAGTACATTTTCCACGACTAAAAAATGACCCCCAGGCGGCACCTAATCATCCCAGACGCCCAGATTAGGCCGGGCGCCAACACAGAGCATGTTGACTGGGCGGCGCGAGCGATCGTCGAGTACCAGCCGGATGTCATCGTCTGCATTGGAGACTGGTGGGACTTCCCGTCGCTAAACTCGCACAACGAACCCGGCTCCGAGGAGCTCGAGGGCACCCGGTACCAGGAGGATGTCGAGGCCGGCAACGAGGCATTCCGGCGCCTGTGCGCGCCCATGCAGGCCGAGATTGACCGGCGCATCCGCGGCAAGCGCAAGTACTGGACGCCGCGTAAGGTGTTCGTGCCCGGCAACCACGAGGCCCGCGCCGACCGTGTAGCAAAGCGCGAGCCGAAGTGGCAGGGCACCATCGGCTCGCACAACTGCCAGACGCTCGACTGGGAGCGCCCGAAGTTCCTTGAGATCGTCGAGATCGACGGCATCAAGTACTGCCACTACTTCCCGAACCCGTTCTCGGGTCGCCCAATCGGCGGCACCATCACGAGCCGCCTCGGGCATATCGGCTCGAGCTTCGTGCAGGGCCACCAGCAGGGGTTCCTGTACGGGTCGAAGCAGTACCCCGACCATGTGAAGCACGGCCTGGTCTGCGGGCGCTTCTACATCGACCACGAGGGCTACCGCCCGGACGACGTGCAGCGATCAGAGTGGTCTGGCATCGTCGTTCTCAACGAGGTGCGCAGCGGAAACTACGACCTGATGCCGCTCTCGATGGACTACCTGCGCCGCAAGTTCGGCTGACCGCCGCGCGGCCTATGCTAGCGCTCCCTCGGGTCCACGCCGGCCAGCATCGAGGCGTACCAGAGCATCTTTTTTGCGTCCTGCTCGACTGAATCCTTTAGCCCTAGGCGCCAGTTGTACTTCGCCACCTGCCCGCGCAGGTACCCGCGAAACTCCGTCGGCGAGAGCTGCGCCTCGATAGCGTCGATGCACTCGATCTCGCCGGCCTTGTAATGGTTCGGGTTGATGGGGTCGCTCATGTCATCACCTCCACAAAAAGCGCGCAGAACAGCAGGATGCCAATCGCCGCGATGATCGCGTCGCGCAGCAGCCGAAAGAGGGCGTCGAAGTCAGGCGGTTTTTCCATCCGTACTCTCCTGTTGTTTTGGCCCAGAACACTCGCCCGCCCACATTCTGGCGCAGCGGCCATCCACCATGCAGCTAGGATACCCGCACCCGGCACGCTGCCCGCGCAGCCGCTCGAGCTCGGCGCCGTACTCGGCGCACCGCTCCATCAGCTCCTTCACCTTCGCCCGGTACTCGGACTCCGAGTGCGCGCGCGCGAGCCATTCCCTGTCCCAGTCGTCGAGTTCGATGGTCACTCTGAATCCTCCGCGCTGTGCCACTCATTCTGCCGGCGCAGGAACGTCGGCCATTCAATCTTCGTGGTCCAGCTGCGATCCTCTATCAGCACCTGGTTGGTCGGCTGCGCCGTGAATCGGCCGTTCTCGAGCTGCAAGAAATAGAACTCCTTACTCTGCGACGGCGAGGCGCTGAACGCATCGCCGACCGGCGCCAGCGTGAAGAGGTACATGCCGCCGTGCTCGGCGCCATCTTGCAGCCGAACCCTTGCATTCATGGAGTGCAGGTACGGATATTCGAGGGTCGCAAACTGCCACCCGTATGCGTCCCAGGTCTGCGCCTGGGCCGCGGTCCACGGCGGGGCGTCTTTATCCGTGGACAGCTGGTGCAGCGGCACGTTGCGGTACACGGCGCCGCACTCGAGCAGGACGTGGCACCCGAACGCGCGGCCGGGCCACGAGGTCAACCCGAACCAGACCGCGCGCAGCGGCTCGTGCTTGCCGATTGCGTCGGCGTCGATCCAGACATACTGATGCGCAGGCAGCGGGCCGGCGTGTGTGTGTAGCGTCATACGGTACCGGCTGTCTGGACGGGGCCGGGCTCCGAAGTGGGTATCGCCAGACTCGAGGGTGAATCAGGCCGCTCTCTTCTTGAGCCTCTCGTTCAGATCGTGCAGCGCCCGCAGGTGCAGGAACGCCGGCCACGCATCATCGTCCAGGCTCGGGTAGAAGTGGTGGCCGAAGTCGCCGTTCTCCTTCGAGAACCGCAGCAGGTGGTACCCGCCGTCGATCCGGCTCCCGGTCGTCTCCTCGTACGCCTTCGCGTAGGCCGCCAACTGGCACAGCATCTCCGGCCAGACCGAGTTCGAGGTCTTGAAGTCCCCGAGCACGAGCTTGCCGTCGAGCTTGCCGATGAAGTCCAGGGTGCCACCATAACGGTGCGCCTCGGATATCACCTTCACCTCGCAGTCGATGATTTCGAGCTGCGTGCCCTTGCACCAGAACTCGAAGGCCGAGTACGCCGACGATGCGCGCGCGCGGAACGACACCGGGTCGGTGACGGTCTCGGCGGCGATGCTCTTCTCGAGCACCTCCATCGGAGACCCGCCCTTCACCCAGGCCTCGCACATGCTATGGACGCAGGTGCCGATGGCGAGGATGTCCGAGCCTTCGTACAAGCCGCCCGGCGCGTCCTTGCCCTGCCCCTCCAGCAGCCCGTGCTCGCGGCCCTGCTTGTACGCCCAGTTGATGAGCGCCCCGGGGTCCTTAATCTTGAGGACCGTGGTCACCGACGGAATCTTTTTCCCGTCGGCTGCCTTATAACCCTGTCTCGGTGTAGGCACGATCAGAACGCCAGGTCGTCGTCGGCAAAGTCCGACGCCAGCGCCGCAGGCGCGGCGGCAGGCTTCGGGGCCGCCTTCGGCGCGTCGACGATGCGGGCGGCGATCTTGTCCTGCATCCAGGTCGGTAGCTGCAAAAAAATCGCAGGGTCTGGCGCGTCCGTTGAGTACACCAGCGCCTCGCCCTCCATCACCGGAGCCGGGATCGCCTTCGGCAGCGGCATGATGGACGTGAGGTTGGCATACGTCCGGTCGCCCTTCACGCTGTGCGTGATGTTGATGAACGCCGGCTTGCCGCAGATCTTCGAGAGGTCGAACTTCTTGAGCTCCTCCGGCGTAAACGCCCGGCCGCGCCACGAGGTCAGCAGCGCGTAGAGCGTGCTCTTCTCGTTGAGCGAGAGGCCGACGGTGCGCGAGATGACCGCCGGCAGGCTCTTGGTCTCGCCCTCCTTCGTGATCTCGACCCGGATCTCCGGGATCTGGAACCGCAGCACCACGGTCCTTTTTGGCGCAAACTGGCCGCCGGGTGACGGCTGGACGCCAAGGTCCACCACCATGTCGCACACGGCCGCATACGCACCCGCCTCGATGGGCTTGCGGGGCTCAAAACTGCCGCCAGAGGCGGCGCTAACAAACAGACTCATCGCTTCTCTCCTTCTTGGGTTGTTGAATCGACTCTTCGAATCTCGACTACGCCGTCGTAGCCCGTAAAAATGGAAAGCCCAGAGAACCGCAGCGCCTGCGCCAACTCGCCGACGCTGACGCCGCAGAGTCGCGCGCGGGTCGGGGCGGTGACGCTCGCGGCGTCCACGCGCAGACCCATCGTGCGCTCAAGGCTCTTGTAGAAGTTGTCGACGGGGGCGCTCATACGAACCACCGCGAATACTTGCCCGGCTGCACGACGCGCGCGCGGATGGTCGGGTGCGGCAGCCGCTCGCGGCGGTCGCGCAGGCACGGCCACGGCGCGGGGCGCGCGTACATGAAGAGCGCCAAGACGCCGAAGAAAATCAGCGCCAGAAGCCCGACGGCTGCGCAGAAAGCGGTCTCGAGGGGAGTCATGCGGCCACCTTGCCGGTGGCGAGAGTCTTGGCATAGGCGATAGCCGCGTCGCGCATGTGGCGCGGGTAAATGCGCACGGCGATTACGGCGTCAGCGTCGAGGTCGCGGAAGATCACGCGGTACTTGCCGTGATACTTACCCTCGAGCACCACCTCAACCTCGGCAGAGACCATCGTCTCGTGATTGACTTCTAAGTGTTCCATGTTCGTCTCCTTCTATCACTTCCGGTCGGCAACATCGCCGCCCGTGGAAAGGATAGTCGCACAGCAGAAAACGGATTACAACCCCCCGGTGTAAAATATTTTCATACCCCCTTCCGTGGCCTATACCGAAGGTTGTACCATGTCAACATGAGCAGGAAAGTCACGCCGCAACACGCGGCCATCATCTACGCCGTGGACAAAGCCGGGGGCCAGTCGGCCCTCGCCAAGGTCCTACGGATCAGGCCACAGGCCGTCCAGAAGTGGTGCGCGCGCGGCAGCGTCCCAGCGCTGCGGGTGCTTGCGGTAGAGGCCGCAACCGGTGTATCACGCAAGGCCCTGCGGCCGGATATCTACCCATGAAACCAGACCTCACCGCCGTCGTGCCCGTCGAGCGCGTCCTCGAGCTCGCCAAGCGCGTCCCCGTCTTTCCCTGCCGGCGGCGCGACGAGGCCGAACAAAGCGGTCGCACGCTGCGCGCCAAGTCGCCCCTTACCTCCAACGGCTTCAAGGCCGCCACGCAAGACGAGGCCCAGATCAGGCGCTGGTGGAGCGAGCGCCCCGACGCCCTCGTCGGCGTCCCGACCGGCTCCGTGACCAGAATCGTGGCCGTGGACTATGACCACAAGAGCGCAGGACAGGCCGCGCAGGACTGGATTGCTGAACACCAAGACGTGCTCATCTCCACCCGGGTACACCAGACCGGCGGCGGCAGCGGCGGCCGGCATTACCTTTTCAGCCTGCCGCCCGGGGTCAAGATCCGGGGCGGAGTCTCCGTCACGCTGGGCAAGGTGCGACGCGACGGGCTCGACATCCGCGCCGAGGGCGGGTACATCGTCTGGTGGCCGCTGCATTTCGGGCAGCAGGGGCCGGTCGGAGACATCCAGCCGCTCCCCGCCGGGCTCATCGACGAGCGCCGCATGGACCTCGAGCTGCCCGCCGAGGTCGCCAAGAAGCTCCCGCCAAAGCCCGGCACCAGCCAAGACTTCCAGCGCGACCTGCCGCGGGTCACCGAGGCGATCGCGTACATCGACCCCGCCGGCTACGACGCCTGGCTGATGGTCGGCATGGCGCTGCATCACGCATCCGGCGGCGCAGACGACGGCCTCGAGCTCTGGGACTCGTGGAGCTGCGGCGGAATCACGGGCGAGCTGCCGGCCTCGTACGCTGGGCGCGCCGACATTGAGTATCGGTGGCAGTCGTTCCACCTTGACCGTGGCGGTGGCGTCACGCTCGGCTCCCTCTTCAACGCCGCCCGCGCCGGCGGCTGGTCGCCAGTCTCGGAGGCCGTGCGCATCGGGCCGCCGCCGCGCGATGAGCCGGGGCCAGACTACGGCGACGTGCCCGAGGCGCGCGGCATGGAGCGAGTGCGTGAGCCCGATGCCGCGGCGGTAGCGCCGGGCGCCACGAACGCCACGGGCTTCTCGGTGGTGCTGCGCCACGTCGCCGATATCGTCGAGGAGAACCGCGAACCAGAGTGGCTCCTGCACCACGTCATCGAGGCCAAGGTCGTCGCCGTCTTGGCGGGGCCGCGCGCGAGCTTCAAGTCGTTCATCGCCCTCGACTGGGCCATGCGGATCGCCACCGCCGGCAGCCCGGTGGCGCTGCTCTCCGGCGAGGGCGGCGGTCTCGGCAGGCGCGTCAAGGCGTGGATGCAGACCTTCGGCGGCGGCCAAGACCTGCGCGCGCTGCCCGTGCTCGCCCTCGAGCGCCCCCTCAACCTCAACCGAGAGGAGGAGATGGCGATGCTGGTCG